AATACGGGTCACCGACCTTGAAGGCTTTGTTCTTCCCGGCATCGACCCGGTCAAATGGCCGATCCACGACATAGCTCACGCCAGCAGGCTTGCTAGCCATTGGTTTTCTCCTAAGCCCACAACTGCAAAGACAGTTGGATGCCTAAATAGGTGGTGCCACCGACCCTGTAAGACCCGTACCGGGAAGCGGCGAGTACTTGGACGGCGTTACTGGTGAGCTCCGACAGAGCATCCGAGATGGTGTCGTCCTGCAGACGAGTCACGAACGGGCCGTCCGGGTCGATGTACTCGTCCAGGAAGTCCTGCGCCGACTCGATGTCGATGCGGTTCGTGATGATCTCGACCAGGAAATTCCACTGCCCGACCGCACCCCGAAACACCTGCTGGTAATCGACCAGCGGGCGATCCGGCACCACCCACGCGCACGGCACATTCGCCGTATCGGTGATCCGTGGGTAGATGGTGAAGTCGTCGATGTTGCCCAGGCGGGCGGCAATGGCCTCCCGCAGCGCAGAGAGCCGGTTCATGCGACGACCACGTCACGCAAACCCCGCAACAGGCTGCACGCCAACGGGTTGATCCCGGAGTGCAGCTGAATACCCTTCTGCCCACCGAAAACGCCGGTGGACAGCCCGGTGGTGCCGGCCGATCCGTTGGTGAAGTCCTTCGACTTGTAGTAGTCGATGGCCAGGATCTGGCAGGCCTGCTTTACCTGGGCTGGTGGGGAAGGCCAGCCCCATTGCGCAGTGATCTGCACCCGGGCCCGCTGCGACGCCCCGTATAGGGTTTGTCCGTAGTAGCCGGCACCGGCCCACCCGTAACCGCCGGCGTAGCCGTAGCCATAGCCGTTGTACGGGTAGGAGATGAAAGGCTGGTTCCGTGCCCCGGGGAAGAACCGGGCACCCACCGCCACGATCCGACTGGACGGGAACCCGTACGGCGGGGCCAGCGGCTCCGCCTGCCAGTCCGTGACGTCCCAGGTCGTCTCGAAAACGCCGTCGTTGTCGTCGTCGGTTTTGACGATCAAGCCGGTGGTGGTGGCGAACGAGCCGGTGAACACCGTGCCGGGCTGATCCGGGGCCAGCACCCGGGCGGTCACTACGCTGGGGTCGGTCCAGAACTGGTCACGGCAATGCTCGTCGATCCGCCTCGACGCCGCGCTGATCGCTACTGCCAGCAGATCGTCTTTCGAGTCGTCCTTGATCTGCAGCGCCGTCTTGATCTGGTCGACGGTGATGTAGTCCGTGACCGGAACGGTCATGGCGTCTCCTAGCGAGGGTGCTTACGGGGACGACCAGGACCACGACGAACCTCGAAGCCTTGAGCCCGCTCCGGAGTAAGAACCCGCTCTTCGGTCACCAACTCAGCGATGTCTGCCGCGAGCCACGACTGCGCCTCTTCGACGCTGGCTTGCACCTCAGTGCCCTCGTCGAACGAGTGCCGGGCAGTGGCGTACGAGGTCTTCATCCGCACGAGCGGCATTACCAGGCCCTCGGGTGGAACCTGATGGCCTGGCCCTTGGGCGGCATTTCGCCGTCCTTGTTCCAGGCGGCGGCAAGTTCCTCGTCGGTCGGGTCCTCGGGGACCAGCAGCACAAACCCGGGGGTCTGCTTAGGGCTGCCATCCGCGTTGCGGGAAACCCCGACGACGACGTCGATGTCCGAGCTAAGCTCGGCCTCTTCGGACTTGACTTCCGGCTTCGCAGCTGGCTTGCGCGCGCTAGTAGCCATGACGGCTCCTTCGGAGTTGCGGAACAGCCCGACGTGTCGCCCGCCAGGGAGCTACGGGCGACACGTCGGGAATTACGGGTTTTGGATCAGGTCGCGCCGTGCAGGAGTGCCTTCACGGCACTGGTGTTGTCCGGCTTCGCGTCAAGGCGCAGGAAGCCGAAGTACCCAACCTGCAGGTTCTCGGCGTAACGCTCGGCGAGCCGGACCATCTGCATATCGAGCACCTGGCGGATGAGGTATCCCGCCTGGAAGTCGCCGAACAGGATCGACTTGGTGTTCGCTCCGGGAGCGGCCATGCCCTGGTCGATGGCGTACGGCTGACCGTTGATGGTCGCCGGCATGCCAGGCACGGGAACCGGCAGCCACAGCGGCCGGTTCTGACTGTCCTTGATCTTGCGGATGATCGCCAGGGTGCCGTCGTTGAACAGGAATCGGCAGCGTCCACCGGACCGGTAGGCCGGGTCAACGCTGTGCTCGAGGTCGACGATGTTGTCGTAGGTGATGCCGAAGCCGGCAGCACCGGTGACGCCGGCGGTCGCGTTGAGGGCGATGCCCTCAGGCTGGCCGGAACCGGAACCGGAGACGAAGTGAGCGGCGGTCGCCCGGCCGATGCGCTCACCGAGCTTGCCCGGCAGCCAGGTGTCCAGGTTGAACGCCGAGTCCTGCAGCAGCTGCAGCGACACCAGCACCAGGCGTGAGGTGTAGGTGAACGCGCCGACGCTCTTGGAGCCCAGCGTGACGGCCAGCTCGGTAACCGGGTTGTTCTCGGCGAGGATCGCACCGACGTTGCTGGTGTCGTCGTTGTTCGGCCACTGCAGCGGGTTACCGGTGCTGGTCGTGATGACGTTGGCGTAGTTGTAAAGGCCGCCGTACGCCTTCAGTGCCTCCGTCATCACCGCGCGGTAGCCCGGCGGGATCAGGAATCCACCAGCAGAGCCGGTCGTGGTGTTCTGTGCCCGCATCTCAGGGCCGGTGTTCTGCAGGAGCAGGTTGCGCTGCTCGCTGTTCAGACCCTCGAGGCCGTAGCGCAGGTACTCGCCGAACGCCTTGTTGTAGGTCGCTTCACGCTTCTCCGCGCCTGCCTCGGGGGTCTCGACCTCGCCGGAGCCGGTACGCAGGATCGTGGAAGGGTCGACCGTGTCGAGCTCGGCGGACTTCTTCGCCAGGGCGGCGGAGCGCTGCGCCCGCTCGATCGAAGCCTCGATCTTGTTGATGTCGGCGTTCGCGGCATCCCAGCCAGTCCGCTGGTCTTCCGACCACTCGCCATCCTTCTCGGCGGCGGCCTGGATGTCCTGCATCCGCTGGTAGATCTTGTTGTACTGCTCGGTGAGCCTCTTCAGCTCTTCCATGACTCGCGTCCTTTCACGGGCACGTCAGAAGCCCCCTAACGCGATGCGCAGGGGGTGAGGGCGTTGTGGAGCTAGCTGGCTAGGAGCTGTTGGCGCAGCTTGAGCGCCCGCAGGCGTGCCTTGGCCAGCTCGTCCTGAGAAGGGGCGAACCGAGTGGACGCGGCCGGGTCGGTTTCCGGGATCTCAGGTGGTTCGACTTCGGGGTCAGCGTCATGAGTGGACTCAGCCGGGCCATCACGCGTGACATCACCCAGCAGCTCGGCGAGCTCGGGGCGGAACTTGGCGCGGCGGGCGATCGCATCGACATCGCCGCGATGACGCAGGGCCGTGACCAGGGAGTCCCGGAGACCGGCGTCGGTACTTTCGTAGGCCGGGAAGGTGACCGCGCTGACTTCCATCAGCTTGGCCTCGCGGATGATCCGCACCTCGACCTCGACGGTGTTGCCCTCGGCGTCGACCATCTCGGAGCCGTCGGCATTGCGGGCCGGCTCGACGGACCAGTCATCCTGCATGACCTGGAACCCGAAGCTCATGCCGGAGATGTTGCCGTTGCGCAGGTTGGCGATCAGGTCGTTGACGTAGGACAGGTTGGTGTCCAGCTCGGACTCCACCGCCAAGCCCCGCTGGTCTTGCGACAGCCGTAGCGTGCCGGCCGAAACGCGAGACACGACGTGCGCGGAGTCGTGGTCGACCAGCATCCGGGCGTCGCCACCGTTGATGGTGCGCGAGAACGCGCCCGGCGCGATCTCTTCATAGAACCCCCAGGTCATGGGGTTCCCGATGGCGGTCCGCGAGTTGAACACGGCGGCGTGGCCACCGAAACGGGGCGCCACGTTCTCGCCGTCGTTGACCGAAACGCCAGCGTCGGACAGGTTCAGACTGCGGCGCTCTTCACCACTCGGCAGGCTTCGCAGCATCGCCGGTCCTCTCTTCATCAGTTATCCACCATCAGACGGTCCGAGCGACGAACCACCCAGAACCTTGTCCGACCCCATCGGGGCGTTGACCGCGTTCGGGTTGATCGGCTGCAGGTACACCTGGCCAGCACCATCAGGCAGCGGCGGCAGGTCTTCCAGGTCGCGGATCTCATCGACGTTGTAAGCGCCCATCTCCCGCATCACCCGGTAGTACTCGGCGCGGGCGATCGAGTCGCCGCGCAACAGGCTGTCGATGTCGTAACGGGCCTTCTGCCCCTTCGGGAGCAGCTCCTTCGTGATCCGCTGCTCGGCGGGGGCCAGCCACGTCGGGTGCAGGTCGAACTGGTTGAACCCGCGCGCCTGCTGCTCAAGACCACTACCCCACGACGTGGTCTTGTCCGTCTGGTACATCAGGTACGGCGGGATACCGAAGAACCGGGCGAGCTCCGTGATCTGGAAGTCCCTGGACTCGAGCATCTGCGCGTCGTCGTTGGGCATCACCAGGGATTGGAACTTCGCCCCGGAGTCCAGCACGGCGACCCGGTGGGCGCCG